GTTGATGTAATTCTGGCTGCACTGTTTGCTGTTGCCGCGACAGTAAGTCGCTCTCCCGGCGTAGCCGTACCAATCCCCAGCCGGTCGTTGGTGTTGTCCCAGAACAGGTTAGCGTTGTCCTGCGTATATACGCCAGACGCGCCTGCAAAGACAACCGAGCCAGCGGTGAAGGCAGTGGCTGTGCCTGTGCCGCCATTAGCTACGCCAAGCGTGCCAGCAAGCGTGACTACACCAGTTGTCGCTGTGGAAGGCGTGAAGCCTGTCGTGCCCGCGCTGAACGAAGTGACGCCAATACTAGTGAGGGTGGCCCATGAAGGTGCGCCACCTGTGTTGCCGACGAGAACCTGACCCGTGGTGCCTGCCGCTGTCGCGAGCAGAGCAGACGTAGTATTGCCGTAAATGACGCCGTTAGCAGTGAATGTTGAAGCGCCTGTACCACCGTCCGAGACCGCAAGGTCTGTGCCAAGCGTAAGCGAAGAGAGGTGCGTAACTGCGTCTACGACGTTAGTGGCGTCCGAATATACCCACATAGTCTTGCCTGTAGGTACGGTGATGCCGGTACCTGCTGCGGTCTTGACGACAACGCTATCTGCGCAGTCGTTTCTTACAATGTAGGGTTTTTCAATCGAAGGGACGACGAGGTTCCGAGTAGAGCCACCGGTTGTACCGGTGCAGCGCAAGCGCATGTTACGCGCAGTCTGAGAAGCGTTCGTGTCTGTAAGGGTAAGGGTAACATCGGCGCTAGCAAACGTCACATCTGCCGAACCCACAATGGCTTCTTCTAAAGCAGTCCCGAGGTTTAAGTTAGTGACGTCACCCCACGTGGTGTTGTTCTCACCAGTGGCCATGAGTTGGATTTTGAGGGGGCTAAAAGTACTAGGCATCTCTGTTCCTTACGTCGGTATTTGCGTCCAAATTACTGCGCTGCCATCTGCTATTTGCACCCAGCCATCCGCTTGTGCGTCGTCTACAGTCTGCCAGTTCGGGGTTTGATTGTCGTTCACTGCTGTCCATACCCCCGCCTGCGCATCGTCTACAGCCTGCCAGTTTGGTGTTTGGTTGTCATTAATCTGGCTCCAAACCAAGGGGGTTGTGACTATTCCCGTGGCTTGTACACCAATGGGGAATACTTTACAACCAGCTACTGTAGTAGCTGTGCCTACGGAGCCAGTAGCGCTAACCCCCGATACGGGTACGCGTATAGAGTTAAGCACGTTAATAGTGCCAAGCGTTGCGACTCCCGCCACACCGGACAAGAAGACTGTACCCTTGGTTGTTATTGCGGCTGTACCAATAGCACCGGTAGCAGACACCCCTATGGGGACAACATTAGAAGATGAGCTGGTTGTGACAGAGCCAACGGAGGCTACAGCTTCTTCACCCGTCTCTATTACGACACCGGCACCGATAACCGTTACGGCGCTGACTTGGCCTGCACCCTGCACACCTGTGGGAGAAATTATAGCTTTGCCGGTCGTAGTAACTACGCCGATATCACCAGTAGCCGACACCCCTGTGGGGGCGGCATTAGCAGATGCGCGGGCTTGCGCAGTCCCGATAGCGCCTATGGCTTCTACACCAGTTACTACTACATTGTTCTTGGCCACCACCGATACGGTGCCAACTTGACCCACACCCTCCACGCTGGAGGGGACTACATTAGCTTTGGCGGTGGTGGTAACTGTGCCAATTGCGCCTGCGGCAGATACCCCAGTAACAGACACATTTGTTTGGAGCACAAAGGTGCAGGGGTTTACAGACGAACCCCAATCTCCACGCCCCCAGACTCCCCACCCCCAACCAAAACCGTTAGAAGTTTCAGCATAGACGCCCGTAACTGTTACGGAGACGCCTGCCATGGCTAGCTGCTAAGATACTGCGACAGAACAGTGGCCAGTGTACCTATAATAGCAAGCGCGGCAGCGAGTCTGGCTTTCCAACCAAGAGCAGGCTTCGACGCGTCTTCCATAGGCAGAATTTTACCTGCGGCTTTCTTAAGGAGTGCCTTCTCGACTTCCTTCTTCAGTGTGCTTTTCAAATCCATCATTCTTCTCCTTACAACCAAGCAGCGTACTTCTTGGTCTTCAGTGTACGGTCATCGAGACCGTGGGTTCCGCCATTGATCCGCTTTGTCAATGCAAGGATCGCAGCGTCGTTGATGCCTCGGTCACAGATCGACCAAAGCTTGTTTGCGTCAAAGAACCACAAGGCGCTTTCGAAGCCGAGTTCGGTGGCAACGATGTCTGGATTGTCCATGATATCTGGACGCTTCATGTAGTTGGCGAAGGCTTGGTAGTTGTTCTTGCCAGTGAGTTGGAGCGGGCCTCTTCCGCGAAAAGCGAAACCTTCACCTGACGCTTCGTCGCCGTTACCCATGCGATTGGCGTAAGCACGGTTGGCGATGCGCTGCGGCTGGCGCTCATAGTTTCTGGCGATACCTTCAGTCTGAAAGTATTTACCGAAGGTTGTTCGCAAACCTTTCCAACCGTAGTTCAGGTTTTCGCTAAACGCTTTGAAATTGCCACTCTCGTGCGCGCACTGAGCAAAGAAATGCGCAGCGCGAGCAGGTGATAATTTATAGAAAGCCGCAGCTTTTTTAAACGTACCCGGACCGAACGCACCATCTGCATGACATCCACATTTATTTTGAAGGTTTATAAGGCTCATTTATCATCCTTCCGACTATTCCATAGCTCAAAGAGCGTCTTGATTTTCTCTTCTACCATGCCCAGACGCACATCCATTTTGGCAAGGATGATTGTCAAAGTGATAAATGCAAGAACGATAGGCCAAAGCTGGCCTATCATCTCAACGGTGGAGAGTTCGCCTGCCATTACCGACCCGCAGAGCGCCAATCAGGGAAATCATCTTCGTCAACCACGCCGTCGCCATTGGCGTCATAACGCAGGTCGTTGCGGTACTTTTCCCAAGGCTCCATCTCGTCGTCATCTTCGTCTACTTCAGGTTCGTCGATAAAGACTGTGCCGTTCGGGTCGTTGTATGGCTTGGGTGCTTCTGGTTCTGGCGCAGGTGTGTCCAGTTCAAGCGGCTCTTCCGGTGGCGTTCCCTTGTCCCGCGCATTGGCGTTTAGGCTCAGGCCACCAAGCAGACCGACAAACGCACCGATGATTGTCTGGAACGCAGGATTAATCGTCTCAAGGATAGCTGCGCTGTCCACAACGTCGTTCGACACAAACAGGCCAACAGCAAGCGCCAGTACAACGACAAGGATAACTGCCGACAGCGTGACGATTGCCACGCGGATGACGAACTCAACGGTGTCGTTAACACCGTCTTGCTTGCTTTCAAAACTATTAAGGAAGCTCATCTTCTTTATCCTTCTTCTTCTGCATAGCGCCGCTACCCTGTCCGGCCATAAGTCCTGCTAACGCACCTACGATAAACGTAGCAATCGGGTTAATCAGCTTAAAAAACTCAGCGTCGTTGGGGGACTGCCCCTCCATCGGCTGCGATACAAACACCAGTGAGTATAACACAGTTGCCACAATGAACGTAAGCGTCAGCGACAACACGATGCCGACGATGAACCGCAGCAATTCCTCTGGCGTCCATTCACTTCTCGGTTTCATCTTCTTCGCCCGTATTTATCAACCACTCGGTGCAGTAGCCCATAGCTACGCATTTGGGCTTCTTGCAGATTTCCTCCTGCCAGTTCGCAGGGTCTTGGCAGTCATAGCGGTATCGGTCTTCACAGCCTGTAAGCGCCACTAGTACCAGTAATAAAATACTTACCCGCACAGTTTAACTCCCGACTTAAGCTATTACGCAATCCGAATGATTGCGGTGGTGTTCGTAGCCGTAGGAAATACGATGGTGAAGTCGCCGTCTGTCGATGTTTTATCCGAACCAAAATCCAGCGCACACACAGCAGCGTTCGTCAGCGTAGTGTTAGCGTTAGAGTTAGCCGAAGGCGTGTTGTTATAAATCAGCGCGCCACGTGCAGTGATTGTCGCATTGGCAAAGGTTAAGTCGGAAAAGTCCGTGAAACCTACACCAGTAGACGCGGTATTGTTTGAAGTTACGACTCCAAGGCGCGTCAACGTGCCGCCACCAGCGGTGTAGTTGGTGCCAGTTACTTCGTTAGACGTAGTGTATGCAGTGGTATTAGCGTTCAAGTCAGCCGACGAAGTGTACAGCGCGAGCTTGAAAGTGTCACCACCGGTTGCACGGAAATCGTGTACAGCGAGCATAAGCTCGGCTTTGAAACTAGTACACATCGCTTGGGTTATAGGCAAAATAGGTCTCCTTTTAAGTATTTAACTGCACGTTCCATGCGGTCCGTGTCATCGTTGAACAAACCAAGCCCACGATTGCACTTGGTACAAAGCAAGCCACGAACAACCCCCGTAGCATGGCAGTGGTCTACAGCAAAGTACGTTGTTCTATTGCTAGGTTTTGTTGCTGCGCAAATTGCGCAGCCTCCGTTTTGTGTTTCCAACATACGGGCGTAGTCTTCGAGGGATATACCATACTGCTGTTTAAATCTACTCTTACGCTCTATCTCAAGAACACGCTCTCGGTTTTTTATCCTGTAACGCCGATTACGATTAACCTTGCAAGGAGTGCATTCAGACACAAGCTTGCCCGGACGATGAGTACGACGCCGGGTAAAAGCCTCCGCAGACTTTGTTTCGTTACAAGAAGAGCAAGCCCGCGCCTCCATACCTATGCATCCAAAATAGCGGTTAACTCTGGATACCCCGCCTGTTTGAACTTGCTAACCAGAGTTACGTTATGTGACCGCACAGCCTCGTGCATATAGTGCACAAGTACCTGACGGATGCTGTTTTTGAAGGCTTCAGCTTGGTCACGAATAGCAGGGTGCGCTTCACTACCCACGTAGATAATCTTATCTAGCGCACGCTCGGCAATTTCCTCTGGCGTGAAACCACGGCCTTCGGTTGTCATAACCATGACGTTGCCAATAGTAGTTGAAACTGCGTCGAACATCTAATTCTCTCCTACTGTACCGGGTAGCGGGCTTGGCCGCTACGGTACATATCCTGACGGTTTTTGCCTTCGCCAAGCTGCTTGAGTAGCGCCATCGCGTCGTCATAGCGTTTTTGATATCCTGCAATGATATCAGCTTCACCCTTCATGAAGGTATACGCCTCAATGAGCGCGCCATAGAGCAACACGCTGTCAAAGTTATCGCCCAACCAGCTTGTACCTGCCGTCACAATCGAAGGCGGGTAGTAAAAGTAATGCAGTTCGACTGCATAGTTCGAGTCTGGCGTCGGGCCAAGGATGTACGAGTTCTCGTCAAAATAGGCGTAGTGCGTGGGTATGCCCGTCGTGTTTGGGTTTGGAAACGACTGCCGGATAAAGTTGACGTCCTTGTTGAGCAGATACTCATACCGTCCGGTCGCGTCGATAACAGCCATGGAGAAGTTGGCCAGCCAGTCTGAGGGTACAGAAAGATATTTATTGCCGGACGTCATATTACCCGTCACATTCTTACGCAGGTCAAGCAACTGCACCGTGTTAAAGATGCGCTGCTCAGCCTGTTCGATGAACGTGTTAATCTGTTCGGTAGACGTCAAAGTCACCGTGCTGGAGCCGTCAGAGCCGGTCCATGAGGTGTTGGGGAAGTCGTTTTCGACGTACCCTTTGATTGTCTCGAACAGTTCAGCGTAATTCATTAGCCCAACTTCTTGCTGCTATGCGTGCCCTTAGTCGCCGCACCGGTTCCGCGTGTTTTCACGGTCTGGGTGTTAGCTACGTTGTTAGGGTATCCGTTGTTACCCATATCGACCGTATAGTTCATTGGCTGCTTCGCACGCGAAGGAAGCGGGTTTTCACCCGCACCAAGAAACGGCCAGCCTGTGTTATCCTTAGCCATATTATTTACCCCGCGAAGATTTCTTCTGGTTGGCGATTTTGGCTAGGTTACGGCCCATTGCACCCATTTGTGCGTTGGTCTTGCCGCCCTTGGCCATCTTAGTCAGAGGCTTACCCTTGTGCATTGCGCGCTCGTGCTTGTGCACGGCCTTCGCTGCAGTGGCCTTATCCTGCTTCATGTCTTTCTTATCCATCACTAATTCTCCGTCTCGATTGTTACGGTCCCTACTTGACCATTGCCTAATAGCGTATTTGGAAGACCAAATAAACCCAAAGGATTATTTAACCCTACAGGGTCCCACCCCCACTGAATTACGCGGCTACCGTCAGTAGGGTTATTGTTCACGTTCAGACCCGCTTGGTTATAGCTGTTGTCTGGGCGTGGGTCGCGTAGCGCCTGCGGGTCATCCACTGGATACATACCCAACTGGAGCTGCGGCTGGTCCGGCTCCCAGCATGTGGGGCACACAAGAATATTGATGTTCTTGGTCTTGATGACGAGCCGCTTGAGTTCCTTCAGCTTATAGCGAAAGTTACAGCGGTCGCACTGGGCGATTGCCCATTTACCAGATGCAAACCGATTAGGCACAAATCACCGGAAATACTGACGAGGCGCGATGCGCAATGGCGCTTTCTCGCGGTCCTCATCAGCAGCCTGCTGCCAAAGTTCTTCGTACTGCGCTTTTAGGCTCATGGAACGCTCAAGCGCGCCGGGTATCTTCAAGGATAAGTGATACGCGAGACCAGCCACCATACAAGGGAGGAACCTAAACGGTATATCTTGCGTAGTAACGCCATCGCCAGCATCCTGTAAGCGGCGCAAGCGCCAGTAGACAAAGGTATAGTAATTGCTCTGGTCCGGGGCTGGCCACACATTAATCTGTGGTTCTTTAACACCAGTAGTCGGATAATCTGCACCTGACTGGCGGTTAATCCACACTTGGATAGGCCGACCCTGCGCGTTCTTGTTCGGGATGGTCGAATATGTGTCGATGCTGATACGGTTAATGGTGATATCAGTTTGCTGCTGCCCAGTCTGGGTACGCACGACGTGCTCAAGCAAGTCTATGGTATCGACGGGCAAGTCGTAAACAATCTGTCCCTGCACGAGTGGTATCGAGCCCTGCTCGATGGTCCACAGGTTAATACCACGGTTAGCCCACTCGATGGTGAGCAGGTTCAAGCTACGGCGCGCAGTGCGCAAGTCATAACCCGTGCGAAGCTCAGCCCCACAACGCTCAAAAGCCTCTTCGACTAGGTCGTTGAGGTTGAGGTTAAATGCTGTGGTGCCGCTAGTGACCATTACTTACCTTTCTTGAAGCCCTTCAACAACTGCGCGAACCGCGCACGCTGTCCAAGTTTACCGGGGGCTTTAGCTGCTTTAGCAAGTTTTCCTGCTGGGATTTTCTTTCCCTTAGGAGTGCCAAGCTCCGCACGGAGTGCGCCCGGTTTCCTAATCGCTTTGGAGATGTCAAGCTTACCACCCTTCTTAGCATAACCCATTTTGTTGCGCACGGCTGTAGGCAGCTTGGCCAATCCGGGCTTAGATTTTTTGTCTACTGGTTTAAGTGCCATTACCTGAACCCCTTCGTCTTCTTCGCAATAGTTTTTGGCTGCTTCACAAACTGCTTACCCTTAGCCTTACCAGCCCGTTTGGCCTTTGTCGTCGCTGCATATTCGGCAGAAGATAAAGACTTTATTGCGCTCTCAGGTAGATACCGCTCACCTGTCGCCTTGGACCCTTGCGTAGATGGCTTACCACTCTTAGTCCGCCACTTCTGCTTGGTCCAATTCTTCAGGCTCTGCTGTGATTTAGCGAGTCCGCTCACTTGTAACCGCCACCCTTCTTCTTGTACTGCATTGCCAGCATTTGTGCCTTACGGGCTGACCACTGGCCCGGAGCGCCGCCTTTACCACCCGCTTTGATTGAGTTAAATAAAGACTTGCGCATACCGGGCTTCGTGTAGTTTCCAGCCTCGTTAACCTTGGACTCACCGCCCTTAGCATAGACCTTCACCTCGTCGGGGTTATCCTTACGACGAATAGTCTTCGCCCCCGGCATTTTAGAAGGGTTTATGGCCCCCATACCCCGACAAGCGCGCATTAGCAGGTTTTCCCACCACGCTTGTAACCAGCCATACCACCCATGGCCAGCATCTTACCCTTGGTCTTGCCCTTCTTGGCAATACCGTCAGCCGACTTGTGTCCAGCAACAAGACCGCCCGAAGCGTAGCACTTGCCACCACCGGCCTTCTTCATCATTGCACGACCCTTAGTGTCTGCCGATTTCTTCTTCATAGCAGCGCCAAACTTAGTTGCCATTTTTCCACCTTTCGCCATACCTGTAGAACGATTTCCACGCCCGATAGCCGCAGCATTTTCTGGCGTAACCTTGAGTTTCTTGAGTTCAGCCAAGTGCTTCTTACTGCGAGCGCGGTCAGCGGCAGAAGGCTGTGGAGGTGTTGACTTCTTATTCATCATGACTTTATCCTTCTCTTTAACTGCGCCACCCTTGGCTTTACCGTATTTAGCTTCCTGTGACTTTCTAAAAGCATCAGATGTTTTGAATAAGTTGCCACGTGCTATCATACCAGCAATGGAGTTGGGGTTTAGACCCGTTTTTGTGGACGGGCCTGTTACTTTAGCCGCAGCATCTTGTTTCGCTTTGGCAGCGGCTTTGGCAGCGGCATCCTGTTTAGCTTTAGCGGCGGCATCTTGTTTGGCTTTAGCGGCGGCTGCGGCACTTGCGGCTGCATTGTTATTTGTGCTTGAACCAGCCGTGCCTGCGCCTGTACCAGTTCCTGTACCAGTTCCTGTACCACCCGACGTGGACGCCTTACGGCCTTCACCAGCCATCTTGGTAGAGAATTTTTCACCGTTGAAAGTAAAAGTACCACGCTTCATGGCTGCTGGGTCTTTGCGTGCTGCACGGAACGCTGCATTAAAAGCTTCGCGTGTAGTTTGCGGTTTAGCCTTTGGTGCTTCAGCTGCAGGTGTAGGTGCGGGTGCGGGTGCAGGTGATTTAGCAGGCTCGACTGCGGCTGCGGGTTTGTCTGCGCCGAACTTACGTGTCCTGCTTAAACGCTGTTCTGCTTCATACTCTGCTTTGCGTGTAGCAGTGCGGTCAGCGCCAGTGCGCTTAGCACGGTCATCTTCTGCATCAGCGGTACGCTGAGCACGCTTAGCTTCAAGTACTTCAAGAGCCTTACCGCTCTTACCCTTTGAGTCTTTCTCAAAATCTTTTTTGATGTCCGCCATACGTCGCTCGTATTTGCCTTGAGCACCGCCAGCCGAGAACTTACGCATTTTACGTGCCATGATTATACCTTCCTCATCTCATCAACTTTGGCCTCAAGCCGTTCAAAGGCCCGGTCAAACCGGTCCCCTAACTTATCGACCATCGTGTTCATCTCAGCGCGAGTCACGTGGTCGCGGGCGACTTCTTCGCGGGTTTTGTTAAGTAGGATACCAAGACGGTCCAACTCGTCAATCTTGCCCTTAAATAAGAAGCCCATAACCGCCACCGTTGCGCTCAGTATGATGTTCCATATCATCATTTCCATGTTAGCAGTCCCACTTACGTAACGATAGGGCTTTACGAGTGGGGCGACCCTTCTCGTCTTTCATAGGACCGGGCATACCTGACATACGTGCACAAAAGCTTTTACGTCGTGCTGCGGACTTAGGCGACTTCTTTGCCTGCTTAGCCGATACTGGAGGTTTGAGGTTCATGCCCTGCGCTTTTGCAGACGCACGACCCTTAGCGTTCAGCCCGCCAGACTTCGCTTTGCCTTCTTTACGTTGCCATGCTGGAGTTTTAGCCATGGTGGACCTCCATTACTGAACGGCACATCGTGATAAAGTCTGCCTGTGTAAGATTGCTCTTAGCCACATTAGCTGCCCGACACACCAACTGAACATTACCGACTTCGTACCCACAACTGGAGTCTATCCGGTCAAGGCTGCAATTTGTAGGTACAGAACCACGTCCTAGTTCCATAGTCATATACCAACCTGTTAGTGCGCACTTTCCGCCTTGCGTATTCCACAGAAGCTCTAGCGCATCAGCGCTAATAACTTCCCCCTTGCCGCGTTGAATGGCTTTGCCGCGCAAGTATACAAGAAATGCACGCACCGACTTCGTTCGCTTAAACGCAGTATGCTGCAACCTATCTGGCCCCCACGTGCGCTTATGGTAGGATGCCTGCTTTTCAGACACACACGCTTTACACCACGAATTATACTTCGGTTCGCCCGAAACCTTCTTACCGGTGGTATAAAACTGCTCGAGCGCAAATGTACTCCCGCACTTTGTACAGGCTTTGGCCTTCACGGGTGCAGGTGTCTTGGCCATTAGACAAACTTTCCTTTTGTCTTGCCCTTGGTAGCGCAGCCATCGCCACGCTTGGAGGCAGAGCCGCCCTTGGCCATCTTCTTAACCTTGCCGCCGCGCTTCATGCCTTCACCGGCTTCCATAACCGTTATTTCTTCAACGCCACCGGGCTTACCCGCTGCACCTTTTTTCTTTTTAAGTGCCTTATCACGCTGCTTCATAGCAACGTAGCCGACAGGAGAAAGTGGCCCCATTGCGCGGCCCAACTCGGAAAATCCTTTACCGAATAGACCCTTACCGCTTACCACACCTGCAAGTGGTGAAATGTCACCTAGCTTAATACCCATTATGCTGCTTCCTTCTGTACGGGGGTAATCATCGGGTAGAGGATGTCTTCACCGTAGTTGCCGACATATTCCTGTACGCCCATGTGGCCCAATGTGATTGTGGGGTCTATCCACACTTCAAAACCAAGTTCCCGTGCACGGTCGCAGAAGAGAAAATCTTCTCCGATATAGCCTTCATCGGTAACAAGGAAATCAAACATAGCGTTTAGCATGCGGTCAGACCGCGTGTCGTAGTAGCTCCACTCTGGGTGGGCTGCAGACATTTGCTCAAACACTTCGCGGCGTACCAGCATAAATGCTGTAGCTACACGCTTCGCACGGACCAGACCCATGCCGTTCATGGAAAGCTGGTTGTTCTCATCATGGTCGAGAGTAGCGATATAAGTTTTGGTTTCGCTGCGCGTACGGGGGACTGCAGCTACAATGCCCTTCTTAGGGTCGGTGCCCCACGCCATAAGGCGGAACACATCTTCAGGCTCGAAGTTAATATCCGAGTCGATGAACATTAGGTAGTCGCACTTGGACTCCAGCAAGTCTTGCGCCAGCAGGTTGCGCGCACGAGAAACAACCGAACATCCGCATATGCTGCCGATGTGGATTTCAACTCCGTGCTGCGCAGCCTGCTGAGCAAACCGTGCAAGAGAAACAGCTAGCTTCAAGGACACCTTGAAGTCATACGCTGGAAGAGCGATGAAGACGCTCTTACCAGCTAAGTCGTAGCTCTGTTCCTGTTGCATATATCACCCGTAGAAAAGAGTAATAGACGCGGTGTTAGCCACCGTGCCATGCAAACCATCTTGGGCGAGTATGCCTTGGTCAGGCATAATGATATACACAGTGCCTGCATCAGCTACAGTGGGGGTGTTAACGGTGATTAGTATCGGACCACCATCACCATCGCGTATAACTACTGAACCCGCTGCCGCGCCGCACGTAGCGTAAATTGCTTTAATACGCGCACGGAAACCGCAGTCTGCATCGGTCTGAGTTTTAAACACACCTGTAGCCGTCAGCGGCTTGGTGGTTTTAATATCACTTTGCATTGCCATCAGTATTCTCCTTCTTAGAGGTTGTTACCGATTACGATGCAGTAGTTACGGCAATCCAAGTGGTGCTGCCGTCCGAAACGTACAAGCGGGTCGAAGCAGACGAACCGTCGCTGCGCAGGTAGATTGAACCCTTAGCAGCGGCAACAGTCGGAGCACCTGAACCGATATATACACCCATACCGACAGCAGTGTTGGTTGCGATGAATGCAGAAGCACCGCCAGCGACAAGCGCGACATTGCTGTCAGCGGTGACGTTGCCAGTTGCCGATACCGAAGCTGCCGTGACAGCGCCAGTTGCCGCTACCGTAGTCGCTGCCAAGGAAGTAACCGATGTGGCTGCACCGAAGGTGGCGGTCGTGGTTACAGTGCCGGTTGTGGCGTTGATTGAAATTGTTTGGAAGCCGTTCTCAGAACGAACTGGACCGTTAAATGTGGTATTAGCCATAATATTTCTCCGTGTAGTAGCACTCGTACGTACCGTCTCTACTAAGTCCGCTGGGCCGGTCGGTACGAATATTGTTCCCTAGTAGCGTAGATATAGCACAAATAAAAAAGAAGGGAAGAGATTTCTCTCCTCCCTTCCCCCCGTTCCCTTGAGCTACGCTCTCGGGGAAACTTATTAGGCTGCGCCTTCGCTGCCGTACATACCCAGAGGGTCTGACCAGCCGAACGAATAACGCTCACGAGCCTTGTAACGTACGTTACCAGTATCGAAGTCACCGTCCATGCCCGTGCTCATTGGAGTACGAACAAAGTGCTTCAGACCGTTTGGCACGTCGGTGGTCAAGAACCACGCGTCAGTGTCGGTCAAGAAGTGGTTTACAGCGTATCCTTCTGGGATCGAGCCGTTCGACTTGATTGCGTTGATGTCGTTGTCTGCAGTCGAAACGCGAAGTTCGGTTTCGAGCAAGCGAGTTGCAACGAACATCAGGCTTGGTGGTACGATGAGCTTACGCGGTTTAGCCGCGATGAGCAGGCCACGTTCATCCGTCCACGCTGCAATCTGAATTACAGCCGCTTCAAGCGACGTTTCGTTC